AAATGAACAAATAAATTTAAACATGTCCGCAAAGCGCGGGGATACGTCTGTTTGTATTTAAGCTAATTAGATTCTACCTAAACCTCTATCAGCTTCTATTTGAAGTTCAATAGTTTTTGATCCCATGTATTTTCGTGCAGTCCCTAGAATCGATTTGTCATTCCCGAGGATCTCCAAAACCGTAACTGAAAAAAGGTTCATTAAGTGAGCATCTTCGTCATTAGATACTTCTTCAAAATATTTAAAAATACTTTCTAACAGATTGATATTTCTTTCCTCTCTTAATAGTTTAATTATTTCAGGCATGAAGATGCCCTCAACTATGATAGTTTCTAGCACCTCACCGTAGGTCGCGATTGATTCTTTATACGCAGCCTCAGTTGACGGTAAGAAATGCAACATTCTTCTAAAGAATTCTTCCGATTTTATACTCATAACTGCCAGCTCCTCTATTAATACAGTACTATCTTCCTTAAGTTTATATCTTGAACTATACTGCCCGTTAGCGTAGCGAGGCCACCGAATATTTCGGCGGCCTCATTCCATCTCTTATCGAGTTCTCGTTCTTTCAATAGTGAAGTTAGATTAGTATTGGTTACAAGCCTTTTCTTAAACAAAACACTAATTCAAATCGAATGAGTACTTATACTTACATATTGTTTATTACCTCTGAGAATGCTTAAATGCATGCAGCAATTCTTTGTTGATGCGTATTATGACCTCAATCTGATCATACTTCAATGCGCTTACCATGGAAACAAATTCATCTGCCGCCTGCTGTCTTATTAATTCTTCTTTACTTTGTGAGCGACTACTCCGCAATAATTCGTCCGGCCCTACTTGAAGTGCACTGTGTATTTTTTCAAGTGTATCTATGGTGAAGTTCCGTTCTCCTCGCTCCACTGCACCAATATATGCATCGTCCAAACCGGATAACTCCGCAAGTTGAAGTTGGGTAAGCCTCTTGGCTTTCCTGACCGCTCTAATCCTTTCACCGACTAAGTTACGCAAATGTGACATATTACCACCTCTTACTACCAGAGTAAGAGCTTAGACATACAATATGCAGGGTTCTATACCTTTAGCGTTCGGTGTTTGAACTTTCTACGAAACGAGGGTTATGCTAAAAATATCCATTAATTTCCTTTTAGAGGTGGTTAATACGAGCATGATCGCGATTTACGTCCGAGTTTCCACGGACGTACAAGTACAAGGCCACAGTATCGACGCCCAACTACAAGAATTACGTTCTTATGCTGCTGAGCACCAATTATCCATATATCGCGAATACGTGGATGATGGATACTCCGGCAAGTCCATCGATGGAAGGCCCGCCATGTTGGAACTACTGGCGGATGCGAAACAAAGGCGTTTTCGAACCGTAATTACGTGGAAGCTAAGTCGGTTGGCACGGAGCTTGGTCGATCAACTCAAGATGCTGGAATTGTTCAAACAGCACAACGTTGACTACGTGAGCATAACCGAGAAATTCGATTCCAGCGCAGCCCAAGGAAACTTTGCCTTGCAGATGCTCGGCGCTATCGCGCAACTGGAACGGGAACAAATCGCCCAGAACACACGTTTGGGAATGCAAAAACGAAGCCAGAGCGGGGCCTGGAATAGCGGCAATAACGTTCTCGGGTACGAGTGGGTAACGGAGGGCGATACGGAACCGCACGTTAGGATTGTTCCGAACGAGGCTAGGCTTGTGCAAACTATCTTCGAAAAGTATCGGAGCGGAAAAGGATTTAAAGCCATTACGAACCAGTTAAACGCGGCTGGATACACGACAAAACGAAATAAGTCGTTCAGTATCGCCGCTGTACGAGGAATTTTGACCAATGTGAATTACATCGGCCAGATTCAGTACACCGTGCATGAGAAGTTTACCGGAGCAGCCAGCGACCGTTCGAAGCGAGTCGTGCAAGGCGCGCACGAGCCCATCATTCGTATGGAGCTATGGAACGAAGTACAAGAGCTTCTGAATAAACGCTCGCAAGCGTCACCCAAAACCTCCAAACGTCACTATCCCCTAACCGGCCTGTTGAAATGTCCGGTGTGTGGAAGCAGTATGGTTTCCTTCCATACTAAGGCTATTCGGAAGAATGGGACTATTAACCTGAACCGCTATTACATCTGTGGCAATTACAGTAATAAAGGTTCGACCGCTTGTAGAGCGAATGCGATACCCGCTTCGCTTATCGAAAATGAAACATTGTCCCGCTTCCAGAACATGCTTACGAATAAGCACCTTTTACACGAACTCGTTGCCCGGATTAATAGCAGGAGCAGAGAAGCGGAAGCGCCATTACGGGAGCAGCTTGCTCAGACCGTAATGAAGCTGAAACAACTGAAAAAGCAGCAACGGCGTTGTTACGAGCTATTCGAGGGTGAACACATCGGGCATGTAGAGCTTATGGAGAAACTGGAATCCTTGAAACAAACTATAACAACGCTGAACGAGAACCAGCGCCAGCTTGAAACGAAGCTCGCAGAACTCGACAACAGCGCGGCAACGCTAAAAGAAGTTCGCCGCGCATTAAAGTCGCTGTTCATGTCATTTCATGCCATCGAAGCGGGGAAACGCAATGCCTTGCTCCGTGGATTTATCCAAAGCGTTCAAGTTTCACCAAACCGCGATGTTACCGAAATTCACATCCAAGGCACCGCCGCGCTCAAACATCTAACCATTTAAAGGGAGATTTTTCACAATGACTACAAATAAAACGAAAGTTGCCATCTATGCACGTGTGAATCAAGAACAGGAAGGGCTGGATAATCAGCTTCAAGTGTTGCGTGCTTACTGCGAAGCGTATGGAATGGAAATCTACGCGGAGTATGTTGACGAAGGCGTAAGCGGGATTAGCATGGAAAGCCGCTATTCGCTTCAGCGCTTGCTGGAAGATGCTGAAAAGCAGGAGTTTCAAGAAGTGGTTGTGTGGAAACTCAATCGACTTGCAAGAAAGTCAGTGGAGCTTCTAACGGTAATACACAAGCTTGATGAACTTGAAATTGGCTTTCGATCCATCACTGAGAACTTCGAGAATAGTACACCAATCGGCAAATTTGCCCTTCAAATGATCGCAGCAGTAACCGAATTGGAGTTTGAAAGCGGAAAGGACGATCAGTATGACCAGCAAGCCCGTTAAAGTGGCCATTTACGCTCGTGTGAGCACCGAAGACCAAGCCGAGCAAGGTTATAGCATCGTTGCCCAGCTCGAAACCTTGCGTAAATACTGCGAATTATATGGAAAAGAGGTCTATAAAGAGTATGTGGATGCCGGAATAAGCGGCAAAAGCATCGTCGGCAGATACGAACTACAACAACTTCTGAAGGATGTGGAAGAAAGGAAATTCGACGAGGTTATCGTCTGGAAGTTTAACCGCATGGCTCGAAAAAATATTGACCTACTTAACATTGTCGAACGATTAGAAACTTACAACATCACCTTCCGTTCCTTCTCGGAAAACTTCGACACAAGCACGTCTATGGGTAAGTTCGCCCTTCAAATGATGGGCGCAGTCGGTGAACTTGAACGAAACACGATTGTCGATAACGTGAAAATGGGCATGAAACAGAGAGCAAAGAAGGGAGAACACAACGGCAAGCTGCCGCTGGGGTATCGGGCTGCGCCCGACCCCGGCAACCTTTTCAAACGTTCCAAGGCTGTTGCTATTGTGCCGGAGGAAGCCATCATCGTCCGAAAGATATTCGAGCTTTACGCTGCTGGCCGTGGATTAAAGAGCATCGCCAACGAGCTTAACCACAGCGGCTACAAGACGAAGACCGGTAACACCTTCTCCACGACAGCCATAAAGGAAATACTGAACAACCCGTTTTACAACGGTAAAGTTCGTTACAACCGCTACGAGAACTGGAGTAACAAGCGTAGGCGAGGCAAGAGCGCGGAGCCGATTATTGTGGCTGGGAAACATGAGGCCATTATTCACGATTCGTTATGGGAGAAAGTTCAATTCCTCCTCCAGAAGAAGTCATTCACGCCATCCCGCATCTTTGACGGTGAGTTTCTTCTGTCCGGGTTAATTCGCTGTCCGAAGTGTGGCGCGGCGATGGTCGCTAGTCGTACCCGGAGCAAAACGAAGACCGGAGAAGTTGTGAATCGCCTGTACTACTCGTGTGGAGCCTTTCGGAGTAAAGGCAGCAGCGTATGCTCCGCGAATAGTATTCGTAAGCAGGAAGCCGAAGATGAAGTGATGAAGCGACTAAAACAGGTATTGTCAAAAGATCGCATTCTAAAGGCCATAGTGGATAAAATTAACCAAAAGCTCTCGACTCGAAAAGTACCGCTCCAGTCCGAGCTATCGCACATTAGAAGCCAAATAGAACAAGCTGAGCACAAAAAGCGTCTTTACCTCGATTTATTCGAGCAAGGTAACGTGGATAAATCCATTTTCTCTGGTAGAATGCAGGAGATTCAGACCGAGTTAAGTAAGTTCCGAGCGGAGAAGTCC